ACATCATCCGCTACATACATCTACATGGCATTCGCAGAAATGCCGTTTAAGTATTCCGTGGGGCGTTGATATGGAACGTAGGGAAGGAATAACAATAGGGAATGCGCCAAAGTATTTAGGTTATGAAGATGAAATGTACAAAGTATCAGGCATTTCAGATAAGACCGAAAAGAGCGGTGCGTTGCTCTACGAATGTGAATGCAAGTCATGTGGTGGTACTCATCTGCGTAATGCAAAGCATCTAAAACAGGGCATGCGTTCACGAGATTGCGATAATTATCGTTCTTGGAACTGGACAGGTCTTGACAGATGGGATGCAATCATAAGACGCACTTATGGTATTACATTAAACGACTACGAAAAGATGCTAAAAGAACAGGGCGATGGTTGTAAGATTTGCGGCAAAACAGAAGAACAGGAAGGAAGAAGGCTTGCAATAGACCACTGTCATTCTTCTGGGGAGGTACGTGGAATTCTTTGCTCAAATTGCAATCAAGCCATTGGCCTATTAAACGATGATGTGGAAGTTATAGAAAAAGCCGCTGAATATATTAAATACAGTAACGCACGATAGGTAAGATAATGAAATATTACAACACAGAAACACAGACAGTGGTTAGTGAAAGGCAAGTAGTTAAAGCCAATCCTAACACTTCATTTGCGTTACCTTTCAGTGACGCGACACTGGCCTCTTTCAACTTGGTCAGACTGACAGACGACATCAAGCCAGCCTATGACTCAGCTACCGAGAAGGTTATTGAAGATGTCATAGAGGTACGCGATGGCGTTGCTTATCAGACTTACAGCGTAATAGACCGCCCTGCCGAAGCTATAGCTAACGAACTAATTAACAAAAAAGCTAATGTGCGAAACCAGCGCAACGACAAGCTGTCTAAAACAGACTGGGCAGTTCTCCCTGATAGTCCACTGTCAACTGACGACAAGACTGTCTACGAGAACTACCGTGCTGCTCTACGTGATGTACCTGCACAGGCTGGCTTCCCAGATAACGCACTGCCTGAAAGCCCTGACGAGTCACCATACGACTCTTGGACTTATGACAGCACAGCATTTGTCTGGAATGCGCCGCTGCCTAAACCTGAAGGTGAAGCGTACTGGGATGAAGACGCGTATCAAGAAGACAACACTATTGGATGGATACAGATATGAGTAAAACCAGAGATTTTGCCAACGTAGCAGGTGGTTTAACATCCACAGCGGAAGAATTAAATTATCTTAATATAACGACTCCGGGCGAATCTGAAGCGTCAAAAGCGCTCACCACAAACGCAAGCGGTAATACTGTAATAAATGGTGGGCTAGAAGTTACTGGCACATTAGTAGCCGATACTGGTGGTGGTGGCTTCACCAGTATGGATGTTGTGACTAGTACATCAACCTACACTATTCCGTCTGAAAACATAAGGGTAACTGTTGTAGGTGGTGGCGGTGGTTCTGGTAGCGGTACTGGTGGAACTTCTACCGTTGCGTCTGGAACAGAAACAATATCAACCATCTCTGCCACTGGAGGTGGCCCCGGAGCGGGTGGTGGTAATCAGGGTAATGCAGGTGGGGTCGGCGGGGTAGCATCTGGTGGTGACTTAAATGTTAATGGTGGTGTTTCTGATGGTGTTACCGGAGCAAATTATTATGGCAGCTTCGGCCCCGGAGCAGGCGCAGACTCACCCCTTGGCGGGGGAGGTGGTCAAGCAAATGGAAGCAATGCCGCCGCAACTACCTATGGCGGAGGTGCGGGGGGTATTTATGGTTTTGGTTCTAATTGGCCTTATGCTGGCGGTGGAGCCGGGGCAATGGCTATCAAATATCTAACTGGATTGACGGTTGGTCAAAATCTAAGCATTACGATAGGTGCAGGTGGCGGTAACGGAAAACAAGGTTGCATAATAATTGAGTATTAGTGGAGTGAGCATGAAAGCACATATTATTGAAAATGGCGTTGTGGTAAACACCATTATAGTAGATTCTCTTGACGCAATGCCAAATCTTGTAGAGGCTACAGAGGGAAGTGTTGGCTACAGTTATGTTGATGGGCAGTTTATACCCCCAGTTGATTCAACACCTGTTGAAGAAAAAGAAGCAAGGGTGCGTTTAACAAGAGACATGAAACTTGCGCAAAGCGATTACTTGGTGACTAGAGCTATTGAAAACGGAGAACTTGTAAGTCAGGAAATAAAGGATTATAGGCAAGCTTTGCGAGACATAACTATTCATCCAAATTTCCCAGATATAGAAATAGACGACTTCCCAGCTTTATCATCACTATAGGCTAAAAAAATGATAGAAGTGATGGCGGCAGTTAGTCTTGCCAACTCCGCTTTCAATGCCCTGAAAACGGGGCTAGAAAAAGGCAAAGAACTACAGGACATGGGCGAGACTCTTGGCAAGTTCTGGGATGCCAACGAGTCTATCACGCAGGCTAGTATCGAGAATGAGACAGCGACCTACGCCAAAAAACTGTTGCAGGGCAAAAGCATCGAGTCACAGGCGCTAGAAATAACTATCGCAAAGACTAAAGCGCGGGAAATGGAAAATGAACTGCGCGAGTTTCTGATTTACTCTGGACAGGGTGAGTTCTACCGCGAGATGTTGCGCGAAAGGCGGGCTATCAAGAATCAGCGTCTCCGAGAAAAGCGAGCGCAGGAATTAGCCAAAAAAGATGCGATGGATTTGGCACTTATTGTTTTTCTGTTTGCTCTTGGTGGCGGTGTAATAGCCGCTATCGTTGCGATGATTGCGGAGGCGCAATAATGCCAGCTCATAAGACTTACCCGACAGATCCGACCTTTTTGGATGTGGCTCAGGCTACACCGCGCCAGCGCGAGTATTATGCCGCTTATGCCAAAAACCATTCGGTATATGATGCAGCTAAAGAACTCGGTATTGCTCACCAAAATATATATGTCGAGTTGGATAAATTGGTCCTGCGGGCATCACAGCGCGGCTGGAGCGAGCATTCCGACAACACGCGGTTCGTGCCACCCGGTCAGCAGTTGATTGGTCAGTCTACGCTGACGAAGGATGAAGAAGGCAACACTGTCTGGATAAAGACCAGAGCCGAACTTGAAGATAAAAAGCGGGCGTTCAAGGCTTTCGCTGAAGAACTGGCAAACACAATTAAGCCAGCAAAGGCTAAGCCAAAACCCAAGAAAGTAAAATACGATCCCGACCTGCTACCTACAATTATTATTGGTGACGCGCACATTGGCATGAAGGCCGATGGTGACCTGACAAGAGGCCGCGATTTCGATGTTGATATAGCGACATCAGAAATCAAAAATGCGATAACTTCTCTGGTGGATTGCGCTCCAAGTGCAAAGAATGGTTTGCTAATCAGTGTCGGTGATTACACCCATTCCGATAACTCCAACTCCACCACCACTCGTGGCACATCTGTTGACATGGATACACGTTACGAGAATGTTATGCGGTCAGCGGCTCACACCCTGATCTTCGCAATCGACACTATGCTCACAAAAAAATTTGAAAAGGTTGATGTAGTGATAGCCCGTGGTAACCATGACTCAGATTGCGCAATAGGTATACAACTGTGCTTAGAGATGTACTACTCAAAACAGCCACGGGTAAATATGGTCCCACAAAAGGGCTTTTTCCACTATCTGCAATGGCATGCAAATCTGATCGCAATCCATCATGGAGATAAAGTTAAGGCAGAGAAGCTGGCAAACATTATGCCGAGAGATATGCCGAAGGCATGGGCAGAGACCACTCATAAATACTGGATCGTAGGTCATTTCCATCACCAAGATGTCAAGGAATGCGACAACGGTGTAATCGTTGAGAAGCATGGCTGTCTCGCGCCACCTGACGCATGGCATTCTGGTCAGGGCTACGGCTCCGCATCTGTGATGGATATGATCGTCTATCGCAAGTCTGGCGGGAAGGCGATCACTCACACCTACGAGATCCCCCGTGAATACCATGAGATTGATTCTAAAATAGGCGGGTAGAGGTTATAATGTGAAAGGCGTTGCCGAATTTATTTTAACTGTTCTATATTACTCTGATGGGCAGTACACCCCAGAGGATATTGAGAATCTCTTGGTTATCATAAATGAATACTCTGATGATAAGCCTGATCTCAAAATAGTGAATTTACCAATGGATGTAGAATAATGGACTTTCAAATAGCATTTAATTTAGCGCTTTCTGTAGTTATGATGCTAAGTGGCTGGATGATCAGGTCCGTTTACGATGCCATCAACAAATTGAGAAACGATCAGGTACAGTTAGAAAGGTTATTATATGCGGATTTCGTTAAAAAGGACGATTATCGAGAAGATATACGGGAAATTAAGTCAATGCTGTCGGGTATATTTAACAAGCTGGATAACAAAGAGGATAAAAAGTAATGGAGAAGATCAAAGCAAAGGTCATAGAAGGTTTAGAAAAGATTGGCAAATTAGTACACGGTGGCTGCGACTCTTGTCTGGGCGTAAAAACAATCGTGGCGGTCCTGCTAATAGTTCTCGTAGCAATCGGGTAAGTTGTCCGTGGCATAGAAATCGCTGGGATTGGAAATGAAATTTTTGAAGATAAAGAATCTAGTAGGGGCTGTTGCTCCTACACTCGGTGCCGCAATGGGCGGTCCACTGGGTGGTGCTGCCGGGAAGATTATTGCTGGTGTTCTCGGTTGCGAGCCTTCTGCGGGATCAATTGAAAAGGCTATGCAAGAAGTAACGCCAGATCAACTTGCTGAGATCAAGCGGCAAGAGCTTGAATTTGAAGCTCAAATGAAAGAGATGGATGTAGACCTTTTTGCGCTACAGACTGCTGACGTTCAGGATGCTCGGAAATACTTTGCTAGAGATTGGACACCACGCATCATTGCGATAACACTGGTTGCCGGATTCTTGGGATATATATTTATGATCACTGTAGCGGACCCAGAAGACAATCCATTAGAAATTATCAATTTGGTGCTGGGCTGGCTGGGCGGTACTACCAGCGCAATCATTAGTTTTTACTTTGGCGCATCTAACACGAAGGACGCCGGTGAGTAATTTAACTGAAATGCTACGCAGGCATGAAGGCGTAGAAACCCATGCCTACAAATGCACGAGCGGCAAGATAACTGTCGGAGTTGGTAGAAATATCGACCCTGACGGCGGGCTGGGATTGAGCGATGATGAAATTGACGTATTGCTTGAGAACGATATTGACAGGTCGATCAAGGAACTCGGAGCCGCGTTCAACTGGTTCTCGGATCTGAACGAAGCCCGCAGGGACGCTATGATAGATCTAGCGTTTAATCTTGGGCTACCCCGGCTACTCAAGTTTAAAAACGCCTTGGCTGCAATGGCTGAAGCTGATTATGATCTCGCTGCTGCCGAATTTATGGATAGCAAGTGGGCATCACAGGTCAAAGATCGTGCCATTGAAATATGCGCAATGATAAAAACTGGCAATTATAATAAATAAAACCCTTTCTTATTCTAATTAGTTGTGTTTATAATACTTCCTCAAACAACAACGGGAGTATTTAAATGAGCAACAATCCTTTCCACTATGCCGTTTGGCATAATCTGAGTGCCATCAATTGTTCCGAGTTCATAGAACTCAAGGGCGGATTAAAATACCTGTCTTGGGCAAATGCTTGGCAATTACTGATGGATGTATATCCTTGCAGTGAATTTGTTTTTAACGAATCAACCGTCTTTCCTGATGGGTCAATGGAAGTTTCCTGCACAATCACAGTTACCTGCTCTACCGATGCAGAAAAAAAGGTTGTCCGCACAATGTGGTTGCCTGTGATGAATCATAAGAACCAAGCAATTATAAATCCAAATAGCAGGGAAATATCTGACAATCGCATGAGATGTTTAGTCAAATGTTGTTCGTTGCTGGGTTTAGGCTTGCACGTTTACAAAAATGAAGAACTCACCGCGCCAGAGGCGGCTGAACTCAAAAAGCCACTGACAGAAGATCAGGTTGATAATCTTGTTAATCTGATGGAGGCCAGCGAGACTGAGTACGATTCTTTTACTCGACACTTCAAAGTCAATTCTCTATCTGAGATGACCGCTGGTCAGTATCAGAACGCCGTGTCAATTCTTGAGAAAAAATTACAGCGCATGGAGGCTGACAATGCGAGTCACTGAACACGAGCAGAGAACAGAAGGTTGGTTTCAGGCGCGTCTGGGTTGCCCCAGCGCGTCCAGCTTTCACAAGTTGATTACACCTACGGGCAAGCCATCAGCAACAGCTATGACATACATCGATGAACTGGTTGCCGAAAGAATCACGGGAAAACAGGCAAGCGTTTATGTGTCAGAAGCGATGCAGCGCGGAACTGATCTGGAGCCATTGGCAAAAGAAGTTTATGAGTTAGTGTCCGGTGAATCTGTTTTTGACATCGGGTTTTGCAAGCACGATGATTTAGAGGCGGGCTGCTCACCT